ATAATATCTAATTTTATTATCACCTAATGCACTTGATGATAACTGAGTATCAACAAAATTACATCTCTTATTCTTAATTCTTGAAAATTTACCAAATTTATTTCCTATTCCTAAAAAATCTGCTCTATCATGAATATACTTGTTATCAAAACCATATATGTTCCAACCTGTTATTATGTCTGGATCATGCTTTATTACTAACTTCTGCCAAGCTAATATTACTTCTTCCTCTGTTTCATAACACTCAACTTCTGCATTCTCTATTTCATCACAACTACCTAAAGTAATAATATGCTTAAAATAACAATTCTCATCACCATTATAACTAAAAGTAGATCCGATTTGAATAATAGCATCACCTTTTCGGTCTGCTTGAGGGAAATTTCCATCTTCACTAGTACATTCTAAATCATAAGATAAAATTTTAATTTTACTAATATCATTTGTTTCCTCTCTATCAATATTATTAAATTTACACTCAATCGCTATATCTGTATTATACATCTTTCTCGATAATTTATTATACTTACCTTTATCAATCTTAATCCAACCACATGCATCTATATCCCTAATATGCATAAATCTTAACATTGATGGAAAATTACTTTCATATGGCTTATACTCTTCAAAATAATTACATAATCCTGGTATCTTGTGCTTCGTGTTAAATATCCACTTATACTTGTTCATACCCTCTAATGTTGAAAATATTAATCTTAAAAACTTAAATCTCTTTCCTGCTGTAAATCCATAAAACTTACGCTTCTTAACTACATCATAATTTATTAACGTACATTTATATTTACCATATACTTTACTTCTAATATAATCTATGAATTTTTTAACTGACCTATCTTCCCACGTTTTAGGAATTTCTACAAAAAAATAAGGCGTAAAATCTGTAATTTTTAAATAAACTGATTTATCATTTCTAGTTTTACCAAATGCTTCTATTACAAATGATGCTTCTTCATATTCTTCTGAATCTTCATCATCCTCGCATTCATCATAAAAATTCCAGTCTAATACGTTAAATAATATATTTTCAGACATTTTAATAATATATAATAATATTTATTTAAATAAATAATTATTAAATTCAATTTTATCATAAAAAATCTTGAATAATATATATGGATCAATACAACATGATTTTACCTGATAATAATAAAATTTATTTTGAAACTAATCCAAAAAATGTTGCTTTAAAAGTATTTAGAAAATTAAATAAAGATAAAGTCGATCAGACAAGAATTGTATTTGAAAATAATTCTACAAAAAAAAAATATGAATATATCGCAATGACTAATGAGAAATTGAATGATTATAAAAAGTTATTATCTATACAATCTGGTGGATCTAATGATAAAGAATTTTTATCTCAATTAAGTAAAGTTTCTAATGATATGGAATTATCATTTAAAGAATTTAAAAAAATAATAGATTCAAAAACTAAACCTGTAGATAATAAAGATGTATTTGTTAAAGTAGTAGATCAATTAGATAAATTAGATGATAAAGTAGATGTTTTATCAAAACAATTTAATTTAAATCCTGCAAACAAAAATACTTCAGAATCTATATCTGAATCAATCAAAAATATTGAAGAAAATATTAACAAAGTTATCGATATTCAAAAACAAAGTATTCAAAAAGTAAATAAATCAAACTATTGTATTATCTCATAAAATTGAATTTTCAACTTATTTACTTAAGAAATTAAATTGTATAAATGAATATGAATAATAATATTTATGGACTTACTGGATTAATAAATCAAGGAAATACATGTTATATGAATTCTATATTACAATGTTTATCTAATTGTAAGGATTTTAGAAATTTCATTTTAAATAAAGAAATAATTCATATTTTAAATAATTCTGATAATATTTATGTTGCAAAAAAAAAATTAGATAATACTTTGACTTTTCAATTAAAAAGAATCTTTTCATATTTATGGTTTAATGATTATAAAGTTATTGAATTATCATCTTTTCGAAAAATATTTTGTAAAAAAATACAAATGTTTCAAAATTTTAATCAACATGACAGTCAAGAAGCATTATTATGTATTATTGATACTATTCATGAAGAAATTGCCCAAAAATATCAAATAATACCAAATAATAAAGATATTCTTTTTGATTCATTAAGATATCGTTATAAAAATGAAAATGATTTAGAAAATTATATTTTTGATATTATAAATGATGACATTTCAAAATATTTAAATTTCAAATCATTTATAGATTTTGAAAAAAGTCACAAAAATTATTCAAAAATTTATGATATATTTGAAGGAAGAACTATATCTCAACTTAAATGTCCTGTTACTAATCTTATTAAAGCAAATTTTAATTCTGAATTTTATTTTACATTATCATTAGATAATGATTATGATGAATCATCTATATCTAATGAAAGTACTTCATCATCTAATTCTATTGAAGAAAATGATGAAGAAAATGAATTAAGTTATGAAGAACATAATTCGAATGATGAAGAAAATGAATTAAGTTTTGACAATTCAGAAGATAATCATTATAAGTCAGATAATGAAGAAAATGAATTTAGTTGTGACAATTCAGAAGATAATGATTATAAATCAGATAATGAATTTAGTTATGAAGAAGAAAATTCAACAAATGAAGAAAACGAATCTAATGATCAAGATTCAAGTGATAAGTCAATAGAATATGAATCTAATGAATATGATTTTGATTATAATGATTATTCGAATATATTTAAGAAAGTAAAAAAATGTAATATTTATGACTTGTTTGATAATTTTGTAAAAGTAGAAATTTTAGATAATGACAATCAATGGTTTAGTCCATATTGTCAAAAAAAAGTTAATGCTGAAAAAGTTAATTTAATTTGGGATTCTCCTAAAGTTTTTATTATTTTGATTAAAAGATTTGAGTACACAGAATACGGAGCTGAAAAATTAAATCATTTAGTTAATTTTCCAATATATGATTTAGACATAACTAAGTATTTACATCCAAATCATGTTTCGAAGTATACTAAATATAATTTATTTGCAATTAATAATCATGATTCTATGAATTCTAATGGTATTAATTTTGGTCATTATTATTCTTATTGTAAAAATAGTAGTAATGGTAAATGGTATAATTTTGATGATGATGATGTAGATGAAATTAGCGAAAATGAAATAGTTACCAATAAAGCATATATGTTATTTTATGAAGCAATCAATTGATTTTTAAATTGTAATACATTACTTTTTTTATCAAATTTTCTTGCAAAAAATGATTCACTATTTATTAAATCATTAATTATTTCATAATCCACATTATAATATGTTCTAGGGTGTTTAGTTATTTCTTCAAGTAAAATTTTTTTAGCTTTATCTAATTCATTATTATTACTTTTAAAATTTTTTATCATTTCTCTAAAATTTTTAGTATAATTCCAATCAACATTTATTATTTCATAATTAATAAAATCATTATTTAAAACAGATAAAAAAAATTCATCTTGTGAATCTACATCTGAAAAGTCTTTTAATTCATTTTCTTTAACTAATAGTTTTTTTACATGATGTCTATTTAAACACCAGTTTGCATAATGTTTTATTAAATTATATTTATCACTATTTTTAACTTTATTTAATCTACTTTCTTTATCATAAGTTGTAATATTAAATTTCTTTACAAAAGATTTTTCATTATTATTTAAAAAAGTATAAAACTTATCAAATGATTTTATTGGAATACAACTTTCACTGACTAATACAAAATATTTATTATCTTTATCCTTTATTGCCTCCTTTAATAACTCTATTATTGCATTTATTGTTTTTCCCCATAATGTTTTTACATTATTTTTTATTACATATTTCATTAACCATTTAGAATTAATATTATTTTTAGGATGACAATATATATTATATTTATTCTCATTTCCTTTAAAATAATCTATCCATAAATTTTCATGATTTAAATCAGCTACCGTTAAAAATAAAAAAGCTATTTTCATATATTATATATAAATAAATATTTTATATATATAATAATAATGTCTAACGAAAAAATTATTAAAGAATTTGAATTACTTATATCCGAATTAAAAAATCAATCCTCAGATAAATCATTATCGAAATCAGATATTACAAAAATAAACTTTAAAATTAAGCATTTTAAAAATGCTGTTAATATTATTAAAGTCTTTCCTAAAAAAATTACTAAAGGTGATGATTTAAAAGATATAAGTGGTATTGGAAAAGGTATTATTTCTAGAATCGATGAAATCATAGAAACTAAAAAACTATCTGAAATTGACCGCAAGCAAATCAAAGAAATTACTAAAAAACAAGATATAATCGAAGAATTATCAAAAGTAATTAATATTGGTTCTAAAATAGCTAAACAACTGATTGATCAACATGATATTAAATCAGTTACAGATTTAAAAAATAAAATTAAACAAAATAAAATTCAAATTAATGATAAAATTAAAATGGGACTTAAGTATCATGGTGTTTATAAAGATAAAATTCCTAGATCCGAAGTAGATACATATAATACCATATTACAAGATATAATAAAAAAATACGATTCTAATTTAATTTTTATTATAGCAGGTTCCTATAGACGAGGAAAAAGTTATTCAAATGATATCGATGTACTATTATCCCATAAAAAAATTAAAACAGATAGTGAATACTCTAAGAGTAAAATAAATTATTTAACAGAAATTATTAATTTGTTGAAAGATAAAAAAATTATTGTAGATGATTTAACTGATACTGATAATGGTACTAAATATATGGGATTTTCTAAATTGCCAAGGAAACCAGTAAGAAGGATTGATATAAGATTTGTTCCTAATATGTATTATCATTCTGCTTTATTATATTTTACAGGATCTTATGAACTAAATACACAAATGAGACAAATCGCTAAAAGTAAAGGTTATAAATTAAATGAATATGGTTTATTTAAAATTAAATCAGATGGGACTTATTCTTCAAAACCTTTAAAGGTTAATTCTGAGAAAGACATATTCAAAAAACTAGATTTAGATTATTTAGATCCTAATCAGCGTGGATAAATTATCTAATTTATATATATATGAATTTGGTTTTTAATTTAAATAAATTCTCTAATAAAATCTTATTAAGTTCATTTATTATTTTAGTTTTTTATATGCTATTTTTAACTGTACCAGATTATGAATTTAATAATATTAACAATAATAATTCTAAAATTGATAGATTTTATTTTGTTATATCTAATCATATCGGGTTTCATAATGGTACTATTCAACCAATTAGTTTTAGAGCAAAAATATTAACTTTATGTCAAATGTTTATTTCGTATTCTATTCTTATTATATAAAAAATTGAAAAATAAAGTTTTTACTATTTCCTTTAAGAATGTCTGGTAACCCAAATATAATAAAACAAAACAAATCAATAAAACAACAAACCGTAAAGGTTATCAAGCGAATTATTATGTATTACTACATAATTCTAAGTGTATTGCTTAACATTGCAAGTTTTGGAATTATTTTCAAAATGATATCCAAATCAAAGGAAAGAGAGGATGAATATAAGAAAGTAGAGGATGATTTGACTATAGTAATAGCCAATTTGAAGAAAGATCTTGCCAATTTGGATGAGAGACTTACCAAATGTGTGGAATATTTTTCTAATGAAGAAACCAATTTGAATACCGATTTGAAAGGAATGACCGAAATAGAGAAAGGACCAGTACCACCACCACGACCAGTAGTACCCAAAAACTGTATCCGCGAACTCGTAGTGTTATATGAAAATGGGGACATGGGCGTTGACCCTAGTATCGAAGCTATTTTAAAACAGTGTAACGAGAAAGCAACTAGAGCTAAAGGCGAAGAATTCAGCAACATCTTATCCTCATACACAAAGATAGAACACACCAACTTGAGTGAGGTCCCAAAAGACGAACAGCAGTTCCTAAAATATAAAGAAGACAATTGGTCAGATGCAACTATTTTTATTTATGTTGCTGATACAAATGGTAACAATCGGGCTCATGTAAATGGAATCAAAAATAACACACATCTAGGTATGTTCTTCAAAAAAATTCAAGGTCGACTATTTCTGATAGTTCCTACTGCACAATACAATTTGGAGGATAAGCAAGATTGGAAAAAACAACTAGATGCAAAAGATCATCCATTTCTTGAGCAGATTGGTCATATTCTCTACAAAGGAAAATTTTTAGATAAAAAATATTTCGACCCTAAAACTTTGCTTCTTACTAAGCCTTATAGATTAATTAACGGAAAAAAGGCTCATGACGATGAGATTACCATCGATGTTAATCCTCGCACAGTAAAGGCTTTAACTAATTTTTTCGTAGAGTATGCCATAAAAATCGAATAATTAAAGTAAATAAGTCTTTAAAAGACTAGTTTATTTTAAATAAATTATAAATTTTTATAATTTATTTAAATTTAATTTATTTATACTAGTATGAATAATGACTTGACTAATAATTTATGCGATTTTGATATGAAATCTGAAATTACTTTTGAATCGAATACAAATTGTTTATCAAATGAAAATTTAGAAATTAATAATTTATATAATATGATTAAATCACTACAAATTTCAGGAAAAATAGGCCCTATTGGTCCAGAAGGTCCTAGAGGAAAACAAGGTTATCAAGGACCACCAGGTCCTTCTGGTCCATTAGGAAAACCATTTAATATTAATTACATAATAAACGATGTTAGCGAATTACCAGAAAATGTTGATGATGGTGAAACTGCAATTTTAAAAAACGATTTAGAATTATTTTTAAGAAAAAATAATGTATGGGAAAGTATTGGTTTATTACATCCAAAAAAAGGAGAAAAAGGTGATAAAGGTGATAAAGGTGATAATATGATTATTAATTACACTTTTAATTGTTTATCTGATATGAATTATAATTTCGAATTTAAAGAAGGCCAGATCGCCTTAGTAAGAGAAGATATTAGTTTATATATTTTTAAAAATAATAGTTGGGAAAAATTAACACAATTAGTAACAATAAAAGGTGATAAAGGTGATCAAGGAATTCAAGGAACTAAAGGTGATAAAGGAAGTAATTTTAGATATGATTATATTGTTAATGAAGATGAAGAATTTCCTATTGTAGCTGAACAAAATAGTTTTCTTTTAGTAAGAGATAAATTAGATATTTATAACTATGACAATTCATGGAATTTAGTAGGCACACTTAAAGGAGATAAAGGTGATAAATTTGAAATTAATTACATATTTAATACAATTAATGATGTTGAACAAATTAATTTTAAAAAAAATGATATTATGGTAATTAAAGATACCGGTGATATGTACAAATACGATAATCAATGGATTCTTATTTCTAATGTAAAAGGATTAAAAGGTGATAAAGGTGATAATTTAAAAATTGATCATATAATTGAAGACACAATAGAATTAATTAATTATAATGAAGATGGTAAATTTATCTTAGTAAAGAATAGTTTGAAATTATATTATCGTGAAAATGGAAACTGGAATTTAATAGGCCAAATTAAAGGAGAAAAAGGTGATAAAGGAGATCAAGGAGATAAAGGTGATCAAGGTGATAAAGGTGATGGTATTAAAATAAATTACTATTATGAAAATCATGATGAAATTTATAATAGTAATATTACTTATAATAATGGTGATATTATTTATGTTAAAGATACTAATGAATTAAAATTTTATGATGGTTCGTTTAATGACTTAGGTAAGTTAACATTAGATCAATATTATTATAATACATTTACTCTAGAAAATGTATCCGAAACACATCAAGATATTAGAATAGATAGATTAAAAGAAATAAAATTAAATTTTACAAATAAATATTTTAAAAATTTACATAAAATAAGTTTACTCTTCTGTTGGAAACTGAATGGTAGTGTCAATGATTTAAAAACTTTCTATAAAGAAGGTATTCTGTTATTTGTTGAAAAGAATGATGTTCTAATCGAAAATAGCCTTAAATTTGAATCTGGATTTCCTATGAGTAATTATTTTAAAATGGAATTCTTATTAACTGATTTTAATTTACAGGATTTACGTTTTTTTATTAAAATAAACCATAATTGTGGTAATATTCAAATTATACAAAATTCTTTACTTCTTGATATTATTAAAATTAATTTATAAATTTAATATAGAGATATCAATTTCATCTTCAGAATTTTTATCATCAATATTAATATTTGGCATTATTAATTTAAGGATAATACTTTCTGGATTATTTGTTGTTCTAATTTTAGCTTCAAGATGTCTTGTTACTAAATTTACACATTCAGTCAATAATAACTCATTTGATTTTTTGATCAATAAAATTAAATAATTTAAGTAATTATTTAATGATAATCTTTCTTCTTGTATCTTAATTTCATCAATTATTTTATCTAAAATTAAAATTTTATAATCTGTTAACATATACTCATCTGATAATTTTAATGATTCTAATAAAAAATTAGAATCATTGTAATCAATTTTTAAATTTTTATCATAAAAATAATCGATCATCATTTTAAATATTTCATATGAATAACAATTTATTATAATCTCACTATCTGATTGAAAATGAAAAAAATTCTCAAAATAATCACTAGATACAGATAATATAATTTTATGTGCTTTTATCTGCTTAAAGATAGTTTTTCCGTGATAACATTCTACAGGAAAATAAAATGTTATGTCACAAAATTTATTCTTTAAAAAATTAGGTAAAACAAAATTATTCATTTTTTACTTTATTAACATTTAATTAAATTAATTAATTATTTTTCAATTTTATATATAAAAACTTAGGCTGAACAACTTAAACAACCTTCGTCATCGTCATTCCTTTTAAACTGATTTTCATTAATTGTAAATTTAATAGCATCTGACTTTGGTTTAGTGTGGAAATAATAAATTCCTGTTTTTAATCCTAACTTCCATGACATTATATGACACGATGTCATTTTATTGAAATCACTATCTTCCATAAAAATATTCATACTCTGAGTTTGATCTATAAAAGGACCTCTTCCAGCAGCTTGTAAAATAACACTCTTTTGTCTAATTTCCCATACTATTTTATATAACTCCTTTAACTCCTTAGGAATATCTAATTCATTTACTGAACCATTATTGTAAATAATATTATTCTTAACATCCTCATTCCAAATACCTAAATTCTTTAAATCCTTAATTAAATACTTGTTCACTAATTTAAATTCTCCAGCTTGAGTTTTTCTCTTATAAATATTACTTTGTAATGCCTCAAAACAACTATTATTTCCTAAAATCTGAGCTGTTGAAGCTGTTGGCATTAACGCAGTTACTAAACTATTCCTTACTCCATATTTCAATATGTTTTCTCGTAATAAATTCCAATCCCATCTTGAACTTGGTTTCTTATCCCACATATCAAATTGAAAAATTCCTTTACTTAAAGGACTTCCCACAAACGTATGATATGCTCCCTTATACTTTTCTCTAGATACATCTTTCAAAAAATGATCATATGTTTCATCAGCCTGATATGATAATTTACTTGAAATTAACTTATTAATATTTTCTTTGATATTTGAAGATAATTTTTCCTCAACTGAATCATTAGAAAATAAATTGTTTATTAAATCAATTTCATTTTTTACCTTACTATTCTCTCTTTGCTTTTCTCGCTTTTTCAAAACTAATTTTATATCATCTGAAGTTAAATTATATAATTCATTAATTTTTTGTTCTCTTTCTTTAGCTAATTCCATACTTTTTTCTAATGATGCATAATAAATTGTCTCAAATATTTCATTATTTAATTTCAATGCTTCATCACTTTCAAATGGAATTCTCATTAACATATACGTATCTGATAAACCTTGAATACCAATACCAATTGGACGATGCTTCATATTAGAAAACTTAGCCTCTTTTATAGGATAATAATTTACATCTATTACCTTATTTAAATTCTTACAAATAACTTTTGTAATCTCATATAACTTATCAAAATTAAACTTAGGCTTTAACATATCTTTCAAATTATCATAACCTCCTATTCTATTTCCTTCATAATAAATTTGTGGTACTGTATTAATATCATCTACATTTGTATAACCATACTTTTGCAAAATATCCTTAATTTTATCGTTCTCATTTAATTTAATTTCTGTAAACTCGATATTATAATTTCTTAACAACATCTTCGCTAATTTACAATACTCACACTTGTCTTTACTATATATCATTAAATTTGATGAATCTAATTTCACATACTCTACAAATGCATTCAACGCTATTGATGCTAAATTACATACTGCTGTTTCTTTATGATCTGAATATTCCACAATTTCAGCACAAAGATTTGATGACTTAATTACTCCTAAATTTTGCTGATTTGATTTTCTATTAATATGATCCTTATACAAAAGATACGGATTACCAGTCTCCACTTGTGAATCTAAAATTTTATTTAATAAATCTCGAGCTAATATTTTTTTTCTATATTTACCTTTTTCAATATAACTATTATATAAATTTTCAAATTCATCACCATAAACATCTGCTAATCCTCTACTTTCATCTGGACACATTAAATACCAATCTCCATTTTCTAATACCTTCTTCATAAATAGATCAGGTACCCATAATGCTAAAAATAAATCACGAGCTCTATCTGTCTCTGAACCAGTATTCTTTCTTAAATCTAAAAATTCAAATACATCTGCATGCCAAGGCTCCAAATACATAGCAAATGATCCTGGTCTCTTCCCACCTTGATCAATGTGTCTTGCTGTATAATTATACACCTGTAACATTTTTTTTATCCCACTTGACGTACCATTAGTTTTTCTAATTAATGAACCTGATGCCCTAATATTACTCACATGAACACCAATACCACCGGCATTTTTACTGATTTTCGCACAATCTTCAATAGTTTTATAAATACCACCAATTGAATCTTCAGTTCCCATCAAAAAACATGATGATAGTTGTGGTCTGATTGTACCTGAATTAAATAACGTAGGTGACGCATGAGTAAAATACTTGTCTGACATTAAATCATATGTCTCAAATACTGAATCAAAATCATCATAATGAATTCCTAACGAAACACGCATCCACATATATTGAGGTCTCTCTACAATCTTTCCATTCGATTTCATTAAATACGATTTCTCTAAAGTCTTAAATCCAAAATAATCTATTAAATAATCTCTATCATTCACAATTTTACTATTTATTAAATCCTTATTCTCCATAATTAACTTATACAAATTTTTATCAATAATCGGTGAACTATTATTATTTCTATCCTTATTTAACATTAACTCTTCTATACAATCACTAAAATTACTTGGAGTACTTTTATGTAAATTACTAACACAAATACGACTACCTAATAAACCATATTCAGGTTCTGTTGAACTAAATTGCGCACATACTCGCGTTGATTGCTCATCTAATTCAAATGTAGTAATCCCATCATATAAATTTTCAATAACTTTTTGTGCTACTAAAACTGGATCAATTTTATCTAAATTACCTTCTTGTTTTAATTTTCTTAATCTGTTAGTAATTTTATCAAATGATACAGGTTCTTTAACTCCATTACGTTTTTTAACTTCCATTTTATATATATATTGTTTTTTGTCTCTAACTATTATTTTATCAATTTTTTTAAATCAAATTAAAAGTATATTTAAATACATTTTTTATAATTTTTTTATATTGAAAATTCTTGATTTTTAAACTATTAACATTACTAATATCATTACTATCTAATATTAACTTTTTTTTTATAATATCTGATATTGTCAAACTTTTAACTTCTGATGTACTAGTATGACTCATTTCATTATACTTCCCAGTTTTAGGAACTAATTTTTTATCAACTAATTTTACAACTCTATTTTGTAATACATCATCCTCTCCTCCCCAACCAAAGAAATTATTCGGATATCCTCCACTTCCTCTAAATAACTTTTTATTAAATGATACCACACCACCAAAAAATGAATAAAATGTATATTTATCCCAATTATGTGCTAAATGTAACGGGTATTCACTTTTATAAAAATAATAAGGTAATAAATCATCCGTAGGTATTAAATCTACATCATGAAATATATAATTATCAAAATTTTCTTTTTCAGCTAACAAAAAACCTAAATTTAATAATTGACCTCTATTGAATTTCCTGTTATCATCTGATTGCTCTATTATAAACACCTTAACATTCTTATTCTCCCAAAATTTAATAAATTTATTTAATTGCTCCAACCTATTCTGAATTTTATTATCTCGATAAGGTACTATTATTGCAACCTTAGTTTTATTATCAATTGTTTTTACCTCTACTAATTCCTTCTCTAACACAATTCTTTTTTCTTTATACTCTTTATAATTATTATTCACTTTATTATTATTAAATTGCTTGTTAGAAATCTTAGTCATTATAATACTCATGTAATCATAAATATAGTCTTTACTAAAATACTTTTTACAAAAATTATTCGCATTAACCATTATCTCTTTACATTTACTGTCATTCTGCTTACACCAAAGTATAATTTCAGATAAATCACTTAAATCTTCTTTAATTGGTACAAAATGTTCATATTCTTTTAATAAATCCTCATACCATAATTTAAACTTTGACTTTACTTTTAATACAACATAGTCATTACTTAACATATAAGATAATCTATAAGCAGCTGAATTTCCTTCAATGTATATCACATATTTGTATTTTTTTTGTTCTTCTTGATCAACGTAATCAACTAAATTAACACCATTTTCTTTTAGTTCATTAGGATCGTTAAAATCCATTACACCATTATTTACTTTAGTTCGTTTAGGATAGCTAATAATACCTGCATCTAAATATCGTATTCCATCAATTTTATTATTATGATTATATTTATCATTATTTAGCCATTCATTATTAATTTTAGTTATATGTAACCTAGGATTTGTTTCTACATCTAATGAACAACCAGTTCCTCTACCTCGAAAAAATGCTGTATTAATTTTGTCTTCCCATTTAACATTATTTGTTTTATCTAATATATAATTATTATTACATAAATTGACAAAATATTCTTGTTTAATAAATTCCCATTCATCGGAACTAGGTATAGGAATATCAGCAAATTCATCTCTAGTTGATTGAGATAAAATTGGATGAAAGTAATAATATTCATTGAAATCTAATTTATAATTTTTACCTAAAATAGATTCGAAAGGATGAGTTCTATTTTTTTTTAGAAAAGGTAAGTCTTTCTTATTTATAAAAAAAATTACATCAGGTATTGTTCGATTTTTACAAGTTTCATCAATCAAATCTTTTAATTGAGTCCAATAAGTATCATTTACAAAATCTTCTTTGCCTCGTTCAGTTAGAATCAAACAATCAGTAGCTGACCATTTATTTTTATCGTAAAGATGATATTGCTTTTTACTAATCGGATATATATTATCTTTTGTTTTGTAAAAATCTTTTAAATCTTTATATTTAGGATGTAATTTTATTTTAGAAGTTATGTTATTATTAAAATCAAAGTTATTGAACGGTAAAAATCTTTTTAATTTATTATCTTTAATCTCAACATAAATTCCAACGCCTAGCATATAAAAAAGATATTTTGCAGTAGATATCATAGAATCGTAATTTACAAAATTATAAACATCTGAATTTAATTTTGAATCAATAATTATGTTAAATGATTCTCTAATTTTTTCATTTTCATAAAAATTATTTTTATCAATTACGCTTTTTATTAAATTATCATAATCAAATACTGCAGGTAATACGGTATTGAATTTATTATATATTTTATTCTTCTCACATAACTCTTTGTCATTGAATGATAATTGATTCATATATATATAATATATTAATTTTTATTTCATTATGGTTTTTTCTTTTAATGTAGCATACTTCGTTACATTTTCACCACCCCAATTATGAAAATGATACATATCATATTCACTCTTTATTAACTCAACTTTATTGAACTTTGTTCCAAAATGAATTCCTATATGCTCTACTGTATCCATCTTATGAATACATTTGGATCGTGTTCTATATCTAAATTTATCACCTATTTTAAATTTAGATGGAAAAGTATCTGGTATTTTATTATCTAAAGTATTAGCCCAAATATTTCTAAATCCAAATGTGTCTACTTTATTATCTTCAATTAAGTTAATTAATTTTTTATTTTCGACATACATATATTCATCTAAATCACAGAATATCATATAATCGCACATATCCTTACCAAATCTATAAATTGCATCGTGCATTTGACCTAATTGTGCATAATGTCTAGAATATTTTGCATTATCATTCCAATACTGATAATTCCATTGAATTAGTGTTATATCATTTTTATTACATAATGTTTTTATATTATCTGTAATTTCATCATTATAATAAAAGTAAAAATGTTCAATCCCTTGTTTTTTATAATAATCATAAAAAATATTAATTAAGTTAAAATCTGTTTTAAATAAGGTTGTTAAAGTTAGTTTATATTGCTTTTTTGAAATAATATTCTTTAATGTAAAACTTTTACTAATATCATTATACTTTACTAAAATATTATATTCATCAGAATTATTTAACGGAAATTCGTATATTAATACTTGTGTAGGTTCGTACTTATCTTTAATAATCTCACGTTTTAATAATAATTCTTTATTATTATATACTATTGTTAATTTTTTACTAATTAAATCTGTTTTTTTATTTATTGGACATATTAAATACAATTCTTCATCTTTTAAGAATATGTTAAAGAATATTACTATATTATCTAATATTAAATTATTCATAATAAACATAATATATTATAATTATAGTTGTTAATTTATTTAGAAAAAATTGAAAAATAAAGTTCTTACTATTTTCTTTAAATTTGTCATGTAACCCAAATATAAAACAAAACAAAACAAAACAAATCAAATCAAAAAAAAAACCGTAAAGGTTATCAAGTGAAGAGTTTATTGTCATTTTCTAAAATGGATCAAATTGTAGCGTTACTTATTGGAACTACTAATGTAGTTGCTTTATTGTTGGCTTTAATGTTGAATTTTGTGCTTATAGAAGGATCTACACGGATGAAGTATTTACAATTTTCCAACCTAATTAATCGTATTATGATAGTAATAGCATCAGTTGTTTTTGTTCTAGTAATTGTTGCTTTATATTATTATTACTACGAAAATGTAGAGAAAACTAAAAAAATCCAGAAAGTAAAACAGATGACACAAAATGAACCAACTTATGAATTTTTACAATATACTTTAGACTACATTGAAGGAAAAATTACACCTGATGATTTAAAGAAACATTTTCAAGAATATGAAAAAAAATCAAAATATGTCAGAGAAGTATGGAAATTTTTCGAAGAAAATGTACAAAAAACTACCTTAGATGCGATTAATGAAAATGGAAATGCTGGTAAGTATGTAAGAATCACACCTATCTTATGTCTAAGTGGTTCGAATTGTAGAAAACAAGATACTTGTCCGTTTTTTCATCATCATCCTAGATATCCCCGTATACCTTCTGTTGAAGAATATCCCCGTATACCTTCTGTTGAAGAATATCCCCATATACCTCATCTAAAGGAATATCCCAATCATCTATATCCTATGAATTTTGGCAAAAATCCAAAGGATTATTCCAATCAATATCCTAAAAATCAAAATCCAAAAAATTTCAATACTTCTGATAAATCTTCTGGTAAGAAATCTAAGAAACTTGAAAAACCTTCTGAAAAACCTTCTGAAAAATCTTCTGAGAAACTTGAAAAACCTTCTGGAAGTAATGAATCTCAAGTAGATACCAGTGAGACAAACATTAAACCATGATAAATTGTTTAATCAGTCAAAAACATCACTGATAGCAGCATTTTACAGTACTTTAAGGAATCTAGAATTCCTACATGTTGCTGAGAAGAAAAAGAAATTAAATTTTTAATTTCTTTTTAAATATTATTTTTTTATACTTAAAGAAATCCAAATATCTATTTAAAGCCAGAGCATAAAAATTAGTTTATTTTTATTGGTCTTATTTTAGTTCATAATTTATGTGAAATGAAAATGAAAAATTTACGCACTGTAAATTCATTTTTTTAAAAAGTATTTTTCAAAAAAAAAAATTTTTGTAAAATGAATTTTATTTTTATTGCTCCCCCCCTCCCCCTGAGTAAAATTAGACAAACAAAAAATAGACAAAAATTGGACAATGCTCTAAAATATAAATAATTATATTATTTTATTAAACCTAAATAGATCATATAAATTAATATTTATAAAAAATGGACAAAAACAAAATTTTAACCTATTTTAACACCCATTTTTGGACAAAAATTGTCTAATTTTTAAAATTTTTTTAGACATTAAATATATATAGTAAATGGTACTTTATACCTGTCCTAGATGCAGTTATAATACTACTCATAAAACAAAATATGTGATCCATCTTAAGAAGAAAAATTTATGTAAACCAGTTATTAGTAAGTCCAATTTACAAAATGAGTATATTAAATATAATATTACAGAAAAATTAAAAGATTCCTCAAAAAATGAGGAATTTTCCTCAAAAAATGAGGAGTTCCTCAAAATTCCTCAAAATTCCTCATTTTCTAACCAGTGCAAGTATTGTGAAAAAATATTTAGTAGATCAGATAACTTAGCTAGACATTACAAGAATTGTAAA